CAAAATTTTACTCACATAATGTAGGAATGTCAGGTCGTTTGAGACTTGCCGCCACTGGAGTCCAAGACCAATGGCTCACAGGAGATCCACAGTTTTCATATTTCCTGATGAACTTTAGGAGACATACAAAGTTTGCAATTGATTATGTTGAAACACAATTTGATGGTGCTGATTTAGATTTTGGAAAGACTCTCCATTATAGGATACCGAATGATAAAGGTGATGTCATCAGAAATATGACACTAAAAGTCACACTTGATGACCCCTCACCTGGAGGCGACGAATGGTGTCCTTCTATTATTTCACACCTGGTGGAGAGTGCTGAGCTCCTCATAGGTGGTCAGACGATTGAAAAGATTACAGGTGAATTTATCTACATGCATCAGCAGCTTCATAACACCGACGATGACACTGATCAAACTGTTTACTTCCTAAATGGTCATGGTGAACTCTTGAGTTATACGGGTAACAATACCTATTTTATGGATCTCCCGTTTTACTTTTACCGCAACCCAAGTCTCGCCATACCAACTTGTGCACTCACGAAACAACTCGTTGAAGTTAAACTTAAATTGAGACCTCTCACAGAACTTATTGAGGGTGGTGCATCTGTGGGTGTCTCCGCAAACCTCATAAAGTGTTCCGTAGACACAGAGTTTGCATTTCTCACAGAGAGGGAACGTAAATATCTCATGACTAGACCAATTGATTATGTCATCACACAGGTGCAGATGTCTAGTTTTATCATGAAACCTGGTGAGAATACTAAATCTGTGATGCTCAACTTTTCCCATCCAGTGAGGGAACTTTTCTTCGTCTCCCAATCCGAAGAGGCGGTGAGAGACAATCATCCAAATAGGTACAACAAACTTTTGAATGTTAAACTAAAATTCAACAATGAAACGGTCTTTGATAGAGACCACAAGTTTCTCGTATATGAACAAGCCCTAAAGCATCATATAAGTCCTCCAGAATACGTAGCTGGTACGAACTATAAACAATCTGAGTTTGGTATGTATAGTTTCGCACTTAATCCAGAAGTGTATTACCCGACTGGACAAGTGAACATGAGTCGTATATTCCACAAACTTCTCACAATTCAGATTGATCCTATAAATGCAGTTGATAATAACAACACACGAGTGTATGCAGTCAACTACAACATACTTCGTATAAATGGTGGTTTAGCAGGTTTAAAATTTTAGATTGTTATAGTAGTAATGGCTGGCCGCGTACAGCTCTTGGCATCTGGAGCCCAAGACAGGTTCTTTACGATGGATCCAGACTATACATACTTTTTGCAAAGTTTCAGAAAACATACAAACTTTGCAAGAGAATATGTGAACATAGACGCAGAGAATGCAGTTGATTTTGGGGGTAAAGCGAGATTTAGAGTTGCTCAAAATACTGGAGATCTTTTGACAACCCTCAGTGTGAAGATGAAGTTACCGATTATTTCTACAGTGATCTATGATGATCCTAGATTTATAGAGTCTATAGGTCATGCACTCATAGAGTACGCCGATCTCATCGTGGGTGGGAAGGTCATTCAAAGATTACCAAGTGATTATCTTCAAATTTATACTGAACACAACGTCACACAAACAAAACAGAGGGCCCTGAAGGAGTTGATTGGAAAGTATCCAGAACGCACAGTCTCTACACGAGTATCTGACAAGGATATTCTCGGTGTGATTGGTACAGCTAATACAGAAGATGAATTCTTTGTGGATTTACCATTTTACTTTTACAATAATCCGGAGCTGGCTATACCCCTATGTGCCATAAAGAATCAAGAAGTTGAGGTTGAGATTAAACTTAGGGATCACGATCATCTCATAATTAAGGGAACTACCGGAGAACTTCAACCTGTGGCACCCGGGACGATCCACCTCAAAGATTTTACACTTTGTGCGGAGGTGATATTTCTTGAACCATGTGACAGAATAAAACTTGAAACTGAAAAGAAGAAAGACTATATCATCACACAGGTTCAACAAAATGTTTTTGATATTGGACAGGGTGTACAAACTGGTAAATTCAAATTAGATTTTATAAATCCTGTGAAGGAACTTTACTTTGTCATTCAGAGACAGGGTGACGTGGGAACTGATGAAGGTGAATTTATAACCCCTTTTGACTATGATAATACCCTAGAAGATACAGGTGGTAAGTACATTCTCTACGAGAATCTTGACCATCTCACACTTGATCTGGATGGTCAACCGATTATCACTCAAGAGACGGGTAACGTCATTTTCCTTAAGGCTGTTCAAGCAGCCATACACCATTCAAAAACACAACTCATCAGGAGATTCTACTCCTACAGTTTTGCCTTAGAGCCAGAGAAATGGTACCCAACCGGACAAATCAATTTCAGTCTCGTGAAGGAGCAAATCCTTAACCTAAGTCTGACACCGTGTGTGGATTATGCAAGACAATTGAGAGTCTACGCACTCAGTCACAACATCCTCCGTGTTAGTGAGGGAACTGCCAGAACTCTTTTTGACGTTAAATACTAAAGATGAACATGCAAAGTGGTTTTGGTGATACGGGGAATGGAATGTTGGAGCAATACATTCAAAGTATGACGAACATTCTTTTACCTGTGATGGAAAAAGCTACTTTACTCTCAGCCGAATATGCCAAAGCTTGTGGAAGAGATATGATTGTCTCAGAAGATATGGAATATGCGATGAAGTATTGTGCGATGTACAAAGTCGGTGAATCAATTGGATCTACGATGCCAGAAATTTACGATGAGGAGTTGACAGATGAGGAACAGGAAGACGAAGACGAAGACGAAGACATGGAACCAGAGTTTGTCAGGTATTCAGGGCCCGACCCAATCCTAAACCTGGTGAATGAAGCCGTTGATCGTTGGGACAATTGGGTTCCTCAAAACCCGACAGAACAGATGTTAAAAAATGCTATTAATAGTAATGAGTACATCGGAGCCGGAGGGGTGGACGATTTCTGAATATAAATCATTTCGCGTGACTGATGATTCCGAATCTAGTGCCGGTGGAGATTCAGATGACGAAGAGCAAATATTCGCCAAGTCATCAATTGTCAGGATACCCAAGTACAAAAAATTAGTAGAGAAGGAGGAACTATTACCTGAATAAAATTTTCTATATATATGTTATAAAAACTCACAATGGCTGACATGACCGCCCAAGCTCTCAAGACCGTTAACCTCGTTTCTCAGGAACTCGAGACCCAGTCCCTCAACTCCATTGTTGCGGGTTTCTCCTTTGCGGCCGCCATGTCGTGGATGGACCTCGTCCGTTGGTTCATCCAGCAGGTGATCAAGGTGCCTAAGAACGGTGGTACCCAGTACACCCTCACCGCTGTCCTCACCACCCTCCTCTCCATCGCGGTGTACATGATCATCTCCGGTATCTCCACCCGTGTCTCCAAGCCTGCCCAACCCGTCTTCGCGATTACCCGTTAAGTCTAGGCTTCCGTTTCATGAGACTCAGGAGAACTAGACCGACAAATACAATAATGCCGATGGAAATGTACTCTACTTTCCACTTATAAACATCTTCCACGATTTCTGGGATGCTTATTGGTGGCGGCGACTCCTTTTCAACAACTTCTAGGGGAACCTTTGGAAGTCCTTCCAACTTGTCTGTAGAACATGTAATTTCAAACTTCAAAATATGGTCTTGATTTCTGAAATCATAAGGAATGAGTCTACCGTGGCTCATATAGAAGAACTCTATTTTGATATCCTTGACGTACTTCTGTGGTCCCTTGTAGAACTCATGGGTGAGTGGATCGTCAGCACCATGAAAGTTCATAACGTCTGTACCATTCAAGAGAATGTGACCAGTATAAAACGGTGTCGTAGAATACACAGTCTTTGTGAATTCATCTGACCCCGATGTCATACGAAGAATGAGGGAGTTTGGTCCCTCAAGGTTTATAGATCCGGAAACGATACTATCACTCTCCACTGGATTCTTAGAAGAAAACCCCATGACTTGATGTGGCGTTGTGAGAGCCACGTTACTCAAATAACCATTCGTACCATCGAAGAAATTGAATGTGAAGGTGTTACTAGACCCCACATCAGTGTTGGAGAATGTTAGAGCCTGTGTATCTGAGTCAAATACAACCTGATCTATACATGTCAAGGGTGGTTCCATGAGAAGATCAAGATCTTCGGCAAGAACAAAACCGTTAGAGTAATTTGTTTCATTTAGCGTAACCTCTATGAGATCATCGGGTGCACCCGAATCATGAATGCTAAACGTTTTATTCGTAGCACACGTAGTAAGTTGAGGTGTTGGAATACGAGCGGAAATCAATTTGATTTGTGTGACATCGTATATAGGTTCTTTGAGAGTCACGGTGTAACTATTAGCATACGTATACACGTTGGTATCCCTCTCACTACTATCTATGTCAAGGGTATGAACCTTCATTAAAATATAGGTACAATATTTTAATGATTGTTTTTATCTATAACTGAACATCTAATAAATATTTTGAGAGAGGGGGTTCTTCTGAAGCACTCTCGCCGCCAGACCCAAGTCCCTGGAGTTGGGATTCTCGTTACCCTTGTATGCATTGAACTGGTGGAATGGCTTCTGCTGATAGTTTTGGGTCCAACCACCATTTGCACCATTCACACGTCCATCAATGCGAGAAGTATCGGTGCGAACGGCGGTGAGGGCACCACCCTGCTTGAGGGCACTCTCTCTAACATTCATACGACCCTTGTTACCCATGCGGTTAGCCTTACCACGACGATCCTCTGGACGGAAGCCATACTTCATCAACTCCTCGTTGTTCTTCGTAGTAATCTGAGCAGCCGCACTGGTCGCATACGCACCACTGAAGTTAGTAATACCTGGAGCCGCATGACTGTAATGAGCAAACTGCTGGTCATTGCGGTCACTCTTAAATCGGGTAGGATCCTGTGACATGGTCTGAGCCGATACGAAACGCTTCGCACCGTTGAAACCCAAACCATCCTGTCGGAGACCAGTCTCGGAACGGTTAGTTGTTCTCATCGTCTTCTGATGACTCGCTCTGGGTACCGCACCAGACATACCCTGGGCACGACCAGGCATCGCTGGGAGACGCGAAGGAAGGTGCGCGGTAGTCTCAGGCTTGTTATGGGTCAACTGACCCACGAGAGCCGAGCGACCACCAGTGGTATCCGCGGCTGGACCGGATCGCCCTGGAAGTGTAGTGAGCTTATACTCACCCACGTTGATAGGATTCACACGGAACATTTGTTGGAAACCACCACTCGCTGGAGTATCAGAACCAACACCGAGGCCTGGGCCGACCATCTGCTTCTCGATTGGGGAAAGGTTGTTCATACGACCGGTATCATACATACGGTTTCTCATGTTCAGGATCTCTTGGCCACCACTCCTCTGTTGCAGGGAGATATCAGCGAAGCTTTCCATTTCTCTCTTTTGGGGGACTTCTACACGTGGTTCAAATTCACGTTCAATAAATTCAGGGAAATCATTCTCATAAGTAATCTGGGGTTCTTGTGGCATTGTTTGCTGAACTGGTTCTGGTACAGACTTGGTACTCAAAGATCTACCAGCAAAAATCAAACCAGCGACAGCTGCAAGTGAAATGGGATCCGCCATTCTTATTTTTTAGTAACATTTTTATTAGCGTATCTTTGGTGAAAGAGGCCGTTCTGGAGTTCCGCGCGAGTACTCATTGGCTCATAACCGATAGAACGGAGGGGTACCTTACACTCCATGTTGGCGAGTGGGAATAGGTTACGTTCATAAGTTGGTACGATAACCTTGTTGAAACGAGTGGTGGATTGTGGACGAAGTTGATCACTCACATCTATGAATTGCGCTGGAGAACCCTTTCCGGCCATGTAGGGAGCAGTTCCGTAGAGCATAGTATTTGGACGACAGCAGTAGTTAAGGGTACTGGGCTGAGGATAGACGAAGACTTCCTCAGTGGCCTTCACAGATGGAAGAGCGCCCGCATTTTGAACTATTGCAAGACCAGGTTGTAATTGGTATGCCATATTTATTATTACATGAGAATATTTATATTTAAGATGGACCGATTCCGTGTCCCCGATGAGAAACTCGGCTATCACCGGCAGGGTCAAGACCCCCAAAAGCCTCTAACTGAACACCCCTGGCATCCGGGCTGCACATTTCTGGATTGGTTCGGCAATTGCGACTATTCTTGGATCCATAGCACCATTCCGCAAAAGCAGTCTGGTCGCCTGGTATACTAGAGACTGGAGCAGTCACAAACTGACGAGCAGCCGCGGCGCGTTGCCTCTCTGGGAGAGCTGAACGAGATCTACCAGCGTCATATGGAATGCGATCGTCTAAATACGACTTAACAAATGGCTTCACCGTTGGGTAATAACAGGCTTCTAAACGGTTTGGGGCATCGGTGTAATCCGTCATGAGTACATTACCCATAGGATTGTCCATAGTGGGCATTTGACATCCCCGTCCATCACCACTTACACTGAAACCATACCCCTCCTTCACCATCTTAGACTTATACATAACATAAAGGACACCTAAAATAGTGCTACCAAGGACAAATATCCTTGGATCGCGACGAGTTAAATAAATGATGCAGCATGCATAAATTACAAAACGAGAGGAAGCATTAATTCGGTCTTCTGGAGTTTGTTCATTGTTCGGCCAGAATTGTAAAACCTGGTCAGATCTAAAGAGTTGCTGAGGATCGTCAAACCACGCCTTCATTTAATATACTATGAGGTTTAAATTTTGTTCATACCACCAAGCATACTGCCCATCATCTTCATGAGTGCATCCTGGTCAAGTTCACCACCGTCAGTCTGCATCTTGTCCGCGACACCCTTCGCGATGCTCTCAATTTGGGAGAGTGTATCAGCTGGAATGGAATTAATCGTCGTTCCAAGCATGTAGAGAGTCTGGAGGTACTGCCAGGTCGCAGCCTTCGTACCCTCACTCATACGAGACCAGTAACTCTTGATGTTGAGGTCCTTAAGGAAATCAATAGTCTCAATCTCCTCTAGGAGGAAGGACTCATCCTTACCAGAAATCTTATCCGCATAAGGACTCACACCCTTCATAAAACCATCCACAATCATACGTGGGTTAGTCTGTTTAATCACCTCAAAAGATGTAGTCATCTTCTTGATGCCTTTTTCATCTGGAAAAGTCTTGTGCAATTCCACAAGAAATTGGGAGAGCATGTCATTAAACGCGCTGACAGAAGCCATTTTCTTATATTATACCTGTAATCTTTAAGTTTAAAAAGGTTCATTAGAAATAGTCTCACGTTGTCCAACACCGTTAGACACTATGAAGAATACGAGAATAGCATTTAGGGCAGCTGGCTTGGTATACTTGTTGAGTTCTAGCTTACCCTCATTGTTCAGTTGAGCCTTGACATGAATATAACCAGCGGTGATAGCCGCGGCGATGAGTGCGGCGCTCATCGGATCTCTGAGATAGTCGGATAACTCCATTTAATTATACGCAGTTTTTTTTACACGCTG